CTGTATATTTAGGTTCTGATCCAGTATCAGCACTAATTGCTTGTGCTGATCCGCCGCTTCCCATTGTTTCATCAAGTGTTAATCCCTCTTCTGGGTTAAAGTTAGATACCCTACCTGCGTAGGATATCCTATCTCTATCTGCATCTTGAACACCTATGACTTGTCCTGGTAATAATCCTATTGCATTTTGTCCTGTTTCAAAGGATACTGTTTCTTTCTCATTCTTTTCTGAAAGTAGTTTCCACTTACCTAATCTATGTGCTTGACCTCTTGAAGTACAACCAAATGCAAGAGCTTCACTTCTTATTATTCTGCCTGTTTCTGATATACTTTGATAATCTTCTACATATTCAGCACTTTGTCTATAATTATCTTCTGGGTCATTCCATGTTACTTTTACTTGATTTGTTCGTACTCTTTCTCCTGTTCCTTCATATGTAAATTGTCCATCAAGTATGTTTGCTTTTGAAAATAATGCAACAGGTTGTTTTGGTTGATCTGCAGTTACAGTAAATTCTCCGTTTGCCCAGATTCCCATACCATGGAATATAGAAGCTAACTGTTTCAATACAGTTGTAGCCTCTCCAGCTTGTGATAGATAAAGATTACAGGTAAATCTTGGCTCTACTCCACCATTTCCATCAGGAATTTCCTCATCACAATATTTAGCGAGTCTAAAAAGTTCATACTTATCTATATTGTCTTTCTCAACAAATTGACCCATACCATAACGTTTATTTGTTAATAAATCATACATGACCCATACTGGGTTATCACAGAATACTTTTTTATGATTAACAGATGCTTGATTAAAAGTTTCTGTATCTCCTCTAAAATTTCCGTCCCAGTTTTGATATGAACTTTCTGCAGCTCCTGTACTGACGTTTCTTGTGTAGGCTGCAGCTCCTCCTGTTTCTTCTCTAGTACGATAATTAGTAGGTACTTGGATTTTCATTCCTTTTAATGCAAAAGAACGAGAAGGAACCTGTCCATCATAGTCTTTCGCATTAAAAGATGTAAAAGCATAGGCAGTATGTGGATAAGTAAATTTATCTTTTATAATACTTTCTACAGTTGTTAATGTACAGGGGTTTGTATGTTGAAAACTTCCATCTTTAAAATTTAAATCATTTATTCTTCTTACCCTAATTCTCCAATCATCAAAAGGTTGGAATTGTTCTGTGTTTATTACAAACTCTTCAACAAAAGCAGCATATTGTGCTTTGCTTGGTTTTATATATCCATTGTTAGGAAAATCTGTTAAATCTCTTGAAAAGAAGTTGATCTTTCTGTTTCCTGGACCTGCTGCTCTAGTTAAAATATCATTGTTGCTTGGACCAAAAGCAAGTTCAGAAATATAACTAGATCCTCCATCAGTTGAGTACTCAAAGAATATTTGTAACTCAACAAAAGAAGGTCCTTTAGCACCTGATGAAGATTTTAAAGCATGACAAGAAGCTAAATTAAAAGTTAAATGTATTTCATCTATTTCTGATGGATTTGATACATCTAAAAACGCAGAAGTTAGTAATGTATCGGCAGCTGTACCTTCTGTTTGAGAAGGCTCATCAAGTTCATTATTATATCCTACAATTAGATTTCCTGTTGTTCCTATATTTCCACGAAGATTATTTTGCTCTAATTCTATGTTTGGGCTTGCAGTTATGGAAGATTGACCAAAAACAGTATTCATTTGAATTGGTAACTGACCTTGAGTACCTGTTACTAATGAGAACTGTAAGTTATCAACATTAAATAAATTTTTAAAAGCAGTTGTCTGTGTATTTGCACCTGTAACTACACCTACAGCATTTGTTATAGTAACTCCTGGAGCTACTGCTAAAGTTGCTGTATTACCTGAGATTGATGAAATTTTAGAAGTATGGTCAAGAAAAATATCTGCACCACTTACTGTAGTTGCAACTAAATCTGCAATTTCGATTTCTGTAGCACTTACATATGTACCGGTAGTAATAAGATCAGTACCATTTGCACCCGCACCTGCAATTCTAATATATCCTTGTATTAATCCACTTCTAAGACCTGAGATTAATTCTGGTGTAAAGAAACTTGAAGATGTTGAAACTGTATGTGAATCTTTTGTTGCACTTGCTATGCCTGTACCCTTTTTACCTGCTTTTTCTAGTAATACAGATCTGCCTCCAAGCTGTAAACCTGTTCTACCATTATTTGATAGACCATCAATAGTTCCAAACTCAGAGCTAGTAATAGTTGTAGTACTTGCAGTAGTATTGACTGTAATATTTCTAGTCTTTAGAATTTCATTTGCAAGAGTATCAATAATTGGAACATCATTAATATAGATAGAAGAAAATCCATCTGATAATCCTTCAATTTCTCCTTCAGACAGGATATCATACGCAGCTGCTACTTGCGTTTTATCTGGGTTACTTCTGTCACCTACTGATTTTGATCCAAAAGGTCTACTAGTATATTTTGCCATTATCTTATCTTTTTGTAGTCGCCGCCGCCACCGCCGCCGCCGCCTCCGCCGCCTCCACCACCGGCGCCTGTTCCATTTGAACCTCCATAGTAATAACTTCCAATAGTATTTGTACCACCTTGAAAACTCATTCCTTTTAATGAACCTGTTTGAAAGCCTTGACTAATTGGAGTTCCACCTATTTTCATTGTACCATAAAGAAGTGGTACTGGTTGTCCTTGTTCTATATTATTATCTGCTCCATTGAAAAGATATGAAGGATCTGATGTCATATCACCAGCATCTGGAGCTGTCATTTCCATTATACCCATAATTCCTAAATTTGCTCCTAGTGCTAGTACTAAAGCTCCTTTTGTTGATAAACCCACAGTAAGACCTGCATTAGCAGCTTGAACTGCATTGAGTCCTGTTACGACACCTGTGTTAAGACTAAGACTTCCTCCAGCTTTAAGACCTGCCATTCCAGCTTTTGTTATAGTTCCACCTGCACTTAAAGACCCAGTCATTCCTCCACTTGCTGTTATCATTGCTGGATTAAATATTACTAAAGCTATCATAGCTATTGCAGCAAGTATTTTTCCTAATCCTTTGCCAGAACCTGCGGGGACTGGAGATATAATTACGGTATCTTTTAAGTTATTTAAACCTAATTCACTAATATTATCATCTAGAAAATCTTCTCCATTCTGTATAGTGAATCCAATATTTTTATCATGACATTCTGCTAAATATTCTCTAAACCCATCAGTTTGACAGTCAATAAGTTTTAGAACTTCACGCACGGACTTACCTGAACACTGCCAATCGGTGCCAAACTTATCTCCTAATTCTCCTAATAACTTAACTTGGGTCATAAATAAATTCCTTTTTCTCTGGGTAAGATACAATTAGATATGGAATACCTAATGCCTTACAGTTGTTCTTATCATGCTCACTTGGGTGACAATCTTGCATATAGTGACTATGGACTACATATAAAATTTTTGAAATCATCGAGTACTTGACGAATTCTTTTGGGTCGATTGTAAAGTGGTCTTTTTCTTCACTTATATTTTCTAGAGGAACAAATTTTGGTTCATCTTCGTTAATAATCAACCCACACCCTTCTCTTGGAGCTTCATTTGCCATGTGGTCATAGATTTCTGGTAATAATCTACTTAAATTTTCTTGCACCAGGAAATCCTCCAAATGGTAAATTTTTATCTGTTAATTTTGTTGCTTTTCCAGTACTTGAAGCCGTACCACTAGATATAGGATTGAATCCGTATCTACATTGACATGAAGAAAGTCTTTTTCCACATAAATCTCCTCGTCTCCAATACTTTCCAAACTCTTGTGTGTTATTGGATTGAGTTATTTTTGTTTGCCATAAAAACTCTGTGCCAGATGTAGGTTTTGCATAATCATTTAATTTATCATCAGTATAAGCATAATATGTAGTACTAGTTGAATAGTTTCCAAACACTCTTATTCTTAACCAATCTGTATGATTATCTTGTGGAGTTGTTGATGTTGCACGACGAGCTTGCCAATAATTATTTACTGTGCCTCCATCTGCTGCTGTATCAATTGTTCCATCAGCTTTATATCTTCTAACTCCGCTACTTGTTCCTAATGTAGTTGTGGTTTTATAATAAGCATCTGCTGTACCACTTCCTGCCCATGTTGTAAAAGAAGTACTACTTGGAATTACATATTCATCATCTGCATTTACATAAACTTGATATGCTGTTCCCTTAATTATATATTTACTTTCACTATGCCAAGTACAGCCTCCGCGCTTGTTAGCCTCTGTTTTCTCTGGGCTTGCACCTTGATATTGCCAAGGACAAGCATTATGTCCAACTACACGATATGGAAGAACTAGACCTTCAGTATTAAATGGACTAGAAAGTTCAAAAGCTATTTGCTGTGAATTTTCTTGCTCTACTCTATCAATTACCCACATTTGTCTTGGAAATTCTATTGGAGTTTTTCCTGACCCTGGATCTGCTGCTCCATCTTTTAGATACTTTCTTAATGTTCTTCTTCTATATAGTTTTTTACCTATTAAATCTTGAAAAGTTAAAGGTGATATTGCATTTTCAAAATCTGCTAAAATATTTGCGATTGTTACTACTGGTCTTGCTGTTACACCTTTTGTACTAACATCTATACCTTCTATTTCTAATGGGATTGCGCTGTATGTATTTAATTGAGTATTTGTATCATAGTCATACATCTGCACATCTCCTAGGTCACTATCTTCTCCTTTTGTAAGAAATGCTTTTGCAGTAGAACTTAACTCTATTTCATAAAGATCAACAATCCCAGAAGATTGCTCTAAGCCTTGTACTTCTCTTACTGGTATCTTCTCTGCCATTATGCTTCATAAACTCTGTCAAAAGTTGCACTTAGACTATAAAAATCATCATAGTTCCATGTTTGGTTCCATTGTCTACATACAACTTTAATTGTTTCTGCTCCGTTTGTATCATCAATTGTCATTCTAAATTTTGATACACCCCCTAAACTCTCAAAAAAGGCTACTAAATCATCTATCTCTGCTTTTGGTCTTGTATTAAAAGTTACATTCATTGTTTGAACTAAATTGTTTATTCCATCTGCAATTCTTTGTTCATATCCATCGCCAAAAGTTATTGTATGAACTTTTGGTGCACTTCCTCTTGAAAATCCTTTATCCACAGGTACTCCTGCTGAAAATCCAGTTATATTACTACCATCATTTTGAAATATTGCTGTTGCCATTATCTACCTAATACTCCTCCAGGTCTCTTCTCTCTCATTATTATTTCCATTGTAGAAGCTTCAATCATTTTACCTAATGCTTTGCCTCTTTCTCCATCAAATGAATTTGTTGAACTTCCATCTACATTTACATTAATTTGTACATTATTATCTCCTGCACCGCCTTTCATATCTACTGGAATACTTCTTCCATCGGGTAGTGGTACAACTGCTTCATTATGTTTACCTTCTCCAACCAGATAAGTAGGTTCTGTTGCGATTCCACCACTTCCATACTTTCTGATAACTCCACCACTTGCCATTGATATAATACCACCTTTAGCCATTGGTATTGGAAGACCCATAGCCATTATAGCTTTCATTGCTAGTTGTTGAGCTGCCATTTCTGCCATCTTTTTCAACATAAATAATGCTAAATCTTTAAATGCTTCTTTTGCTGATTTTGAACCTGTTGCGATTGCTACAAACATATCTTCGATACCTTTTGCAAAGCTCATTTGTATTTCGCCTAATGCACTTGCTGCATATCTAGATGCCTAAGTTTGTTTTTCAAGAAGTTCTAATTTTTTCTCATTATTGTTAATTGAAGCCATTTCTGCTTGGTACTCGACAGAATTTGTGTCATAGTTTTGTTTAGCTAAATTAGCTCTTTGAGTTTCAATTGCAAGTCTTTGTTTTTCAATTTCGAAACCTTTTAGCTCAATATCTTGTTGTTTCTTTGCTCTTTGTCCAAATCCTGTATTACCATACATAGTATTGAACCCAACATTTTCTAGTTGTTTTTGTAGTGCTAGAGTATCTTGCTCTAATTGTGCTCTTTTTAATTTTAAGTTATTTTCTTGAATATCTAATTGAATTTGCGATAGTCCATTTAATTTTTCTTGTACTTCAACCTCTTTTTCTACTGTTTCTACTTTATCTTTTGCAACTTTAACAGCA